CTGCACCTGCACCTGCTGCACCTGCACCAACACCTGCTGCACCTGCACCAACCGTCCAGATTAATTATGACGGCCCTGTTTATGCTCAGGCTGCTAGAGAAAGGTTAGGTGATGCAGCGGCTAGTGTAGGACTACCTAGAAATCTATCTGAAACAGCAAGACAACTTGGAATTGATATTCAAAGGACAGCTGGTGGAAATATAACAGAACAATCCGGCAATCAAATAGTAAGAGCACTTAGACAAGAAGGCGCAAAAATTTGTGCGCGAGATCCACTAGCACAATCATTCTCAGTTGGAGCAAAAGGAGTATTTTTAACCAAATGTGTTATTTACTTCAATTCAGTTCCTTCAACTGATGGTCTTACTGTAGATCTGGAAATAAGACCTATAACAAATGGAACAGTGTCTGGGGGACCAAACCCATCAGATTATATTTTAGATGGTTCTCAAGTTTCCAAATTACCATCAGAAATAACCATTTCAAGTGATGGATCTTTAGGTACAGAATTTGTATTCAAACGTCCAATTTATTTGGAAGGAAACAAAGACTATGCCGTTTGCCTATTGTCACAATCACCAGATTATTCGGTATTTATTTCAAGAGTTAATGAAAATGATTTAATTACAAATTCTTTTGTATCAAATCAAGAAGATTTTGGATCACTTTTCAAATCACAAAATGGAACTACGTGGGAACCTAGCCAATGGGAAGATTTGAAGTATCAACTCTGGTGTGCAAATTTTGTTAGATCTGGATTTGTTAATTTCTATAATCCAAAACTTACAAACCAAACTCTAAAGTATTCTAAAAAATTATCTCCAGATTCAGTTATACTCAATTCTAGAAAGGTTAGAGTTGGTTTAGCATCCTCCTTGCCCAGTAATTCTGGATTGGTAATAGGAAACACTGTTTTACAGTCAAATTCAAAAGGAACTGGAAATTATGTTGGCAGTGCTGGATCTGCTTTTGGGCAATTAACCTTAATTAATCCTGGAATAGGATACACTCCATCATCTGGATCATTTATTTTCAATAATGTCAATTTAGAATCTATTTCTGGAGATGGAAGAAATGCAACTGCTAATGTAACAATAGTTAATGGTGAAGTTGGTATAGCAACAATTGTAAATGGAGGAGTTGGTTATAAAATTGGAGATGTGCTAGGAATTTCCTCCATAGGGTCTCTAAATGTCGGATATGGAGCAAGAGTTTCTATTTCTAGTATATCAAGAATAAATGAAATAATACTTGATAATGTTCAAGGTGATTTCATTGTTTCCGGATCACCATCATTGCAATATAAAAATAATGTTGGTTCAACTGTAAACTTAAATATAGCAGTTAGCAATTTGATTACTGTTTCAGATGGATTGCATATAAAGGTCAATCAAAAAAATCATGGAATGCATTCATCGCAGAATCATTTAATTATATCTGGAGTTGAGAGTGATATTGCACCAACAAAATTATCACAAAAAATTACTGCTAGTTCTATATCTTCAGGTGATTCTATATATGTAGATAGTTCTAGTTTGTTCCAAACTTTTGAAAATGTTGGTGTTGCTTCAACAAATCCCGGGTATCTTTTAATTGGAAATGAAATAATACCTTACGAATCAGTTTCCAATGGACAAATTAATGGAATAGTGACAGCACCCGAAAAGGATTATGATATTGGAACACCCGTATATAAGTATGAATTGGGAGGAGTATCATTAAGAAGAATTAATAAGCAACATGAATTATCCACAGTGGATACCTCAATTATCAATGAACCAATAACATTAGATTCATATCACATTAAACTTGATATGTCTTCGGATGGAATTGATAGATCTGTAGAAACATCTTTACCAAAACTCTATATCAATGAAACTAAATCTGCTGGGGGTTCAGATATTTCGGCATCTAATAATATACAATTTGAATTAATTGAACCAATTATTCCAAATACTACAGTAAATGGAACATCAATAAGTGGATCTATTAAGACAATACAGGGAACAAGTATAAGTGGAAATGAATCCCCATTCTTAGATGTAGGTTTTGAACCTATCTCAATATATGAAAACAACAATTTAAATTCACCAAGACTTATTTGTTCTGATATAAATGAAGTTGAGAACTTACTTAATGAGAAATCTTTTAATTTAAGAATTGATCTATCATCAAATAATATTTTACTGAGTCCTACGATCGATGCTAGGGCATCATCTATCACCCTAGTCACAAATAGAGTTAATAATATTATAACCGATTACTCTTCCGATAGTAGAGCAAATAGTGCAATTGATGACCCAACTTCATTTAAATATATTTCTAAAGAGGTTCAACTGGAGACTTCATCATCCTCAATAAAAATTATATTAGATGCACACTTAACATCAGATTCAAATGTTCGTGCTTTTTATGCAATTAGTGATAATCCGAATTTTTCTCCAATATTCATACCTTTCCCAGGATATTTGAATTTGAACAAATATAAAGAAGTTATAAATTTTGAAAATAGTGACGGACTTCCTGATGACTATATTGCACCATCAACAGTACTTGGATTTAATGATGTTGATTTTAGAGAACATACATTTACAGCAAATAATCTACCTTCATTCCGTTATTTTAGAATAAAATTAATAGGAACATCTACCAATCAAGTTCATGTTCCTAGAATTAAAAATCTAAGAGTTCTTGCCCTAGCCTAAATTATGAAATATATTAAAGTAAAGGATAATAGTGATTTGGTAAGAGATATTACCACAAATTCTATTATCAACACAAACATAAACGAATATCAAAGATACTTGTCTATGAAAATGGATAAGGATAATGAAAATAAAAAAATGAAGGAATTTGAAAATGATTTAAATAATATTAAAAATGATATTAATGAGATAAAATTTTTATTGAGGAGTTTAATAAATGAATCCTGACGAAATTAAGTTGGATAATTTGAGTAAAAGTTTTGAGTATTTTAAATATTGCTCAGAAATAGATTCTATTGATAATGTTGATAAACTAAAAGATATTGCTAAATGTTATTACAAGTTATATTTGAAACAGCAAGAAGTTATATCAAATCTTTCATTTATTAATTTTACATAAATATTTTTAAGAGGTAATAAAAATGGCACAACCATCTACCAGACAAGAATTAATAGATTATTGCAAAAGAAAACTTGGTGCTCCAGTTTTGGAAATAAATGTTGCAGATGAACAAATTGAGGATTTGGTAGATGATGCTATACAATTTTTTCAAGAACGTCATTTTGATGGGGTTTATCCCACATTCTATAAGTATAAAGTAACAGCACAAGACATCGCTAGAGGACGGGCAAGAGGATTAAATCAAAACTCTGTAGGTATTGCGACAACTAGCGTAACAACTAGTATAGTAGGAACTGCTACTACTTTTTCTTATGAAGAAAATAGCAATTATTTACAAGTTCCCCCTAATGTTATAGGAGTAAATAAAATTTTTACTTTTGATGGATCTAATACAATAACTCATAATATGTTTAGTGTAAAATATCAATTATTTTTAAATGATGTTTATTATTGGGGAACTACTGAACTTTTAAGTTATGCAATGGTAAAAACTTATTTGGAAGATTTAGATTTCTTATTAAATACACAAAAACAAATAAGATTCAACAAAAGACAAGATAGATTGTATTTGGATATTGATTGGGGATCAGTAACAGAAAATCATTATTTTATTATAGATTGCTATTCAACTTTAGACCCAAACGATTATTCTAGAGTTTGGAATGATTCATTTATAAAACCATATTTAACTTCTCTTATTAAAAGACAATGGGGACAAAATATGATGAAATTTACTGGAGTTAAACTTCCAGGAGGAGTAGAGTTAAATGGAAGACAAATGTATGATGATGCCCAAAAAGAAATTGATATTTTGATGGAAAAAATGTCAAACACTTATGAACTTCCACCATTAGACATGATTGGTTAATTTATGTTAAATCCATTTTTTCTCCAGGGATCAAAATCAGAACAAGGTCTCATACAGGACTTGATCAATGAACAATTGAGAATGTATGGTATTGAAGTTTATTATCTTCCACGAAAGTACATCACCGAAAAAAAAGTAATTAGAGAAGTTATTGAGTCTGAATTCTCAAATGCATATCCAATAGAAGCTTATTTGGATAATTTTGAAGGATATGGCGATAATACAACTATATTATCTAAATTTGGAATACAAGCACTAAATGAAATTAATTTGATAATTTCTAGAGAAAGATTTAAAACTTACATTTCACCATTGATAGAAAATATACCAAATATTAAATTATCCACAAGACCAAAAGAAGGTGATTTAATATATTTTCCACTTGGGGACAGAATTTTTGAAATAAAATATGTAGAGCACGAGAAACCATTTTATCAACTTCAAGGACTTTATACATATCAATTAAAATGTGAATTATTCCGTTATGAAGATGAATTGATTGATACTGGTATAGGAGAAATTGATGATAATATTAGTGGTAGTATTGGGGAGGATACTACTCCAATTGGTGCAATACAAAAACTTCAGATGATAGGGATTGGCATAACTGCATCCGCAGTTACAGGAGTTGTAAATGGTGGTATTAGATTAATAACAATAACAAATAGAGGAGGAGGATATACAAATACTCCAACTGTAGGAATTTCTTCAGCACCATTAAATGGACAAACCGCTTCAGCAATTGCCAAAATGATAAGCGGAATAGTGGTATGTAATGATAACACTAATCCATCAGCACAATCAGTTCAAAGTGTTGAAATTGTAAATCCCGGTTATGGATATACTATAACTCCTGGTGTTAGATTCATTGGAGGAGGAGGTAGTGGAGCAACTGCAAAGGCAATATTGGGTGATGGTATAGTTGGAATTATAACTGTTACTAATTCTGGTTCTGGTTATGTAAATCCTCCAGTAATAACATTTGTCGGACAATCAACAATTTCTGCAGCAGCAACTGCAGTAGTTTCTGCTGCAGGTTCAATAACTTCAATAAGAATTACAAACGCAGGTCTTGGATACACCCAAGCACCAATGATGTCTATTGGTAATCCTCCACTCACTTCAAGTGGAAGTTTTGTATTTAATGAAGTTGTAACCGGAAATCAAAGTGGAGTAACTGCTAGAGTTAGGTCTTGGAATACAGTAACAAATATATTAGAAGTTTCCAATGTAAATGGACAATTTATACCAGGAGAAACCATAGTAGGTTCTGCATCTAGTGCATCTCACCATTTAAGAAAAGTAGAAACTTCTTCTATCAAGAGTGGTTTTACTAATAATGATGAAATTGAAGAAGAAGCAGATACAATAATAGATTTTACTGAAAGAAATCCTTTTGGAATGCCCTAAATAGAAAATAATCAATGATTAAATAATATTAAAGGAACGTAAAAGTATGTTTGAATATTTTTATCACGAAGTTTTAAGAAGCACAGTGGTTGCATTTGGTTCTCTATTTAATGATATAAGTATTAAACATACTGACAGTAATAAAAATGTAAAAAGTGTAATTAAGGTTCCTCTTGCATATGGTCCAACTCAAAAATTTCTTGCTAGATTAGAACAATCGCCAGATTTGAATAAACCGGTACAAATTACACTCCCAAGAATGTCTTTTGAATTTACTGGATTGACCTATGATCCATCAAGAAAGGCAACAACAACTCAAACATTTACTTTGAAGTCTTCTTCAAATGGTGCTGAGACAAAAAAAGCATATCTACCAGTTCCTTATAATATGCAATTTGAGCTTAGTATTATGTCTAAGCTAAATGATGATGCACTACAAATCATAGAGCAAATTTTACCATATTTTCAACCCGCATATACTATGACGGTAGAACTAATTAATGAAATTAATGAAAAAAGAGATATTCCTATAATCTTAGAAAGCATTGCGATGCAAGATGATTATGAAGGAAACTTTTTATCGAGAAGAGTATTATTATATACATTAAGATTTACTGCAAAAACTTATCTTTTTGGACCAGTTTCTTCTGCAACAAAAGATATTATCAAAAAAACTACAATTGGTTATGTTGCTGGAGATACCACAAATTCTCCAGCAAGAGAAATTGTTTATTCTGCTCAACCAAGAGCAATCAGAAATTATACGGGAAATGTTTTAACAACATTAACCAAAGATGCAAGTACAGAAGATATACTAATTTATGTTAGCGATTCGTCATCTATAGTTTCCAATACATATCTCGATATTGAGGGAGAAGAAGTATACGTAAAACTTGTTTCCGGAAATGCTATTACAGTAGAAAGAGGTAGAGATGGAACACCAATTACCTCTCATTTAATCGGCGCAGAAGTAAAGTCTATAACAACTTCTGACAATATGTTAATAGAAGATGGTGATGATTTTGGTTTTAGTGGTTCAAATTTATAACTTTTATAGAAAATGACAAAAAAATTTGATAACCTAAATCAGACTTTTAACACAAGTGCTGAAATTATATCTAAAAAAATAGATACTAATATAGAAAATATAGAGACACCTACTTCTAGTATTTCAGATGATATTAAAAAAGATTATGAATATACTAGGGGAAATTTATATTCACTAATAGAAAAGGGACAAGAAGCTATTAATGGTATTCTTGAATTGGCACAAGAAAGTGAAATGCCTAGAGCATATGAGGTTGCTGGACAACTTATTAAAAGTGTTGCAGATGCCACAGATAAATTAATGGAACTTCAAAAAAAATTAAAAGATGTAGAAGAAAATAAAATAAAAGGACCAACAACAGTCAATAATGCATTATTTGTTGGATCTACCTCAGAACTAGCAAAATTTTTAAAGCAACAATCCCAAGAAAGTATAGAATAATAAATATAAAAAGGTACTTAATATAGTTCAATGCCTAAGTTGAAATCTCATAAAACAGTTGAGCAAATTGCAAAAAAACATCGTCTTGATGTTTCCTTTATACAAAAGCAACTTGATATGGGAGAACCTATTGAGCATGAACACACTAAAGATCATAAATTAGCACGTCATATTGCTCTTCAACATCTTGATGAGATTCCAGATTATTATACTCGTTTGAAAAAAATGGAAGCATCCGCTAAAAAGAATCATAAAAAATTTAAGGATGTGAAAGAAGAAACTAAATCGGGAGATGAAAGTCTCCGTGATTGGTTTAAAAAATCTAGTGGAACAGATCCAAAAACAGGAAGAAAGGTGAAAGGATGGGTTCAACTAGGAGGTCCATTTGCTGGTGCTCCTTGTGCTCGCCAGCCAGGTCAAACTTCTACACCAAAATGTGGAAGTTCTAAAATGGCAGCAAATCTTTCTCCAGAAGAGGAAGAAAAAGCATTTAGAAGAAAGAATAGAAACGATCCAAATCAACCAGAAAAAAAGAACGCATCAAAACCAACTAACGTAAGAACTGAGGCAATGGATTTACAAGAAAAAAAGAAGTCTGGAAAAAAAGATGCGTGCTATAATAAAGTAAAGTCTAGATATGATGTTTGGCCGAGTGCATATGCGTCCGGAGCACTTGTAAAATGCCGTAAAGTTGGTGCTGCAAACTGGGGAACTAAATCTGAGGAAACTATGCATGAAGAAGAAAGATACTGTCCTTTATGTGATAAAAGAGAAACAAGATCTGAATGTTCTTACGGAGAAAAAGTTTGGGATAAAATCTCAATTAAAGATGAAGAATATTCAATGGCAAGATCAGAACTTAAAACCATTGAAGATGCGGTAAAAAGACTTAAAGCAAAAGTTGGTAAAGGTGAAGGAGATCTAGAAGCATGGGTTCAATCAAAAATCACTAAAGCAGCAGATTATATTGATACTGCAGCAGATTATATCGCAAGTGGTGAGATGGAAGAGGGAATAAGTTTTGAAGTAAATCCTAAAGATATTAGAAAATCTAAACGTTCTACAAGTATTAGAAATCTTTCTTTGCAAGGTGCAACTGAAGGAGAAAGAGAGGCGGCACAATCAAAAAGAAAAGAACCTAAAATACCTTTAGTAAGACCCGGAGATACTAATATTAGAAACATAAATGCCGAATACGAACCATCCATAGTAGATAAAATTTTATCAGAACTAGGAGAAAGTGGTCCATGTTGGAAAGGTTATAAAAGAAAAAAAGGAACTTCTAAATTCGAAAAAGGTTCTTGCGTAAAATCAGAAAATGTTTCTATTGAAGATGCAAATGGAAATACATTTGCGGAAGTTATTGATATTATTAAACCTGAACCAATTAAAGGATTTAAGTCTCAAGTAAATGAAGCAATAAGAATGCAAGCACAAACAGGGAATGTAATTGGAGTCACTTTAAATTGGAGAGGAAAATATTATTCTCTTAAAATGTTTTTCCCTCAGGTCAAACTCCCAACACGTAAAGAAATAAATAATGAACTTCAAAAAGTTTATCCTGGATCAATAGTTGTTTATCATTCCGTCTCTGAAATTCAACCAGGACAACCTTTAATCCAGGCATTTGGACCTCAAGGTGGAAGTGCAGCAAAACCTGGTCCTAGTAGAAATTATGTAAAACCAATGGGAGAAGAAGTTGAGGTTGATGAAGACTGGCAAAAAGTAAATCGTCAAGACAGAACTGACGGTTTGAGTCCCGCTGCAGTAAAGGCATATCGTAGAGAAAATCCAGGTTCAAAACTCAAAACTGCTGTTACCACACCTCCTTCAGAATT